CACTTGTGCCACTTGTGCCACTGGTGGCGGTGGAGGTGGCGGAGTTACCGCTGGTTGTGCCTGTACCACTGGAGCGGGTTGTACCAGTGGTGGCGGTGGTGGAGGCGGAGTCACTACTGGAGCTGCAGCCTCATCAAATGCCTTAGTTGCGGTTACTTGCACGGATTGCTCTTGTTCTTGCGTAACAATCGTTGCTGGTTTTAATTCAGGCTTAGGCTCTGCCACTGGAGCAGAACGCTTTTGCTGTTTAGGTGCTTCAACAATCGGCTGTGCTGGCATGATAGGACGATTGTTGTCGGTGTTAAGAGACACCGTAGCTGTACCGTCCGCACCAATGTGCACGTTTAAAGACAGATTTAGGGTTAATGTTTGTAAGCTCATATAAGTTCCTTATACTTCATTAGGGTAGTTCGCTGTTAAGTAGGCTAATGCTGTTGCATCATCAACTTGAACAATCCAATCTTTAATTGCTTGTGGCAATGTTGCACTTGCTAACCATTTGTCACGACCAGTGAGTGTTGGTGCGACAGGTGCTGGCGGAGCTGGAATATGTGGTAAAGCTGGTGCGGTTGATTGAGCAGGTGTTGCATCAATCTCAACGGTCAATGCATCGTGCATAGACGGTGAGTTCTGTAACTCTTTTACTTTATCGAACTGTTCTTTATTTAAGTAGCCGATTGGTGTGAAGAAGAAACCATGTGTTTGACCTTTCGGCAAGCTCACACGTGTCACCACTGCTTCCCATGGTGTCTTAGTTTGTTGTAGAAGTTTTGCGAAGTTTGTGAAACCCCATGCGAAACCGCCCAACGGACTAGGAATACCATTTGTGTCTTTGTTAAAGAGCGAACGGCTTGATACCTTAATACGATATACACGGTCAAGTTCAGGATAAACTGCAACTGCCACATGTTTAAAGTAACCACATGCACGACCTTCGCCATTTGCACCTGTACCTGATACATTCATCGGACAGTTAGCACAATCATGTGCCTGTGGTTTTTCAGCATTACGGCTAGGAACTTTCCCATCTGCGGAATAACAAGTCGGTGCTGATGATTCACCGTCTTTATAAGTGCCTTCATAATAAGCACGGTATGTGTCACGACCAGCTGGCTGTGCATCTAACACAACGACATCAATAGAAAGAGATGTTGAAGAACGCACACCACCAACATCTGTAACAATACCACCATCTACAACAGTAATACGGTCTACAGAAATCCCTGTAGCTTGGTCATCAAGTGTTGAATGATAATCACCATTTTGGAGATATGCGGGTAATCCAGCTGACTGTTCAAAGGGAACTAGCTGTGCGGGAGTTGCTAAATTTGTACTCATGATTGCTCCTATGCTCTACGTACAGAAATAGAAAGAATGTTGTCGATAGCCATACCGTCAGGTAATGTACCACCGTCAGCAATATAAGCGGCTACTTCGCCCTGTGTAATTTGACCATTTACAATCTGTGCTGCAACTTCAGGATTTTGCACCATCCATTGTCTGAACACATACGGGTCTACCACACTATATTTTGTCTTGGAAACTTGAGAGACAGTACCGTTAATTGTCTTAACAGACTCGGTCTTTGTCTCGTTCATGCGTTTGTTCAATTCCGCCTCAATCATTTGCATCTGTTGTTTTGTGTGTTCAACAGCGGGTTTAATTGAAGCTTCAAGGTCAGACTTGTGAGCTCGTAGGTCGATATACCATTTAACAAGTGTTGGAATATCGTATTGGGTTGTATCAATTAATTGGAAGTTGTCAGTCATATTATAGCCCCCGGATAAAATCCGTGTAGAGATTTAATAAATCAGCTTGAGAGAGTTTTCTCTGCTGTAGTGTTTTATATAATTTTTCTTCCACTGGCGTTGAGTGCAAGTGGTAGATGTGCATGTCTTGTGTTTGACCCGGTCGGTCAATACGGTTACACGCTTGCTGGTATGTCTCATTTGATGTAACAGGTCCGAACCAAATAATACAACTGGCAGCTGTTGCTGTAACACCATGGGACATCGCTCTTGCAACTGCAAGGATTACATCGGGTTCATCTTCTGTTTGGAACTGCATGAAAATTTCTGCTCGTTCTTTTGCCGAAGTGTCTCCTGTAATCACAGCGACTTTAAAATGCTTGCTGAGTTCTTCTTCAAGCATGGCGATTGTATGTTTAAACGGAGCAAATACTAATGTCTTGCCTTTGCCTTGCACAGTTGAACGTGCTCTAGCTTGTTTAATTAACTCAATCGTCTTTTCAATGCGTGGTGTGACATCAAATTTCATTGCCTCACGTGCATCGTTGTAAATTGCACCTGTCGCAACTTGTAGCAACTTACTCATTAGTGCACCGCCATTTACTGCGGTAATGGTGACTTCTTCGTTCCCGACAAACTGGTCGTTCTTCATTTTCTTATAGAACTCGGCTTGCATTGGTGTAAGCGGAACTTCTACGTACTCATGTGTCACGGTCGGGAGTGTAAGAACTTCACTCTTTTCAATTTTTATAGCGGGTCTCATGTACTGTGCAACAGTATCATGTGCATCGAATCTTGGTTGCCATGTAAACTGAGACACTTTACGCATGACCATTTCTTTAAAGCGAAACGCTGATATACCACGAACATTGTCAGGTTTAATCAACTTTATCTGCCCATAGACTTCATCGGGTTGGTTCGGCATTGGTGTTCCTGTTAGCCCCCATGCATATTCTGCTTGTTGGCAAATGGGGAATACTGCTTTCCAACGGTTCGACTTGTCATTCTTAAATGCTGTCAGCTCGTCAATCACCACTACATCATAGTGATTTTTTAACAGTTGTTTCTGAATAATCTCTACACCGTCATGATTAATGATATGGATATGAGCGTCGTTAGATGCTAGTTTTAACCGTTCTTCCCGTTCACCGTGCAATACGGTTACTTGATACAGTGGGTTAATTGCAAAGAACTCGTCTTTCCATGTCGATTTCATATTTGAAAGTGCACCGACAATCAGCACTCTGTTAATTTTCTTCTGTTTAAACAGATAATCTACTGTCCAAACAACACTTGCTGTCTTACCTGTTCCCATGTCAGCGAGACAAAAGCCACGCTTGTTGGCTGATAAGAATGAGCATATTTTAAGTTGATGCAAATAAGGCTCGAATCGCCCTACAAAATCATAATCCCGCAACATAGGCGAGAGTGTTGGCACATGCCAGTTAGCAACTTGTTGCGTTGTCTCCAGTGTCCATGGGACACACAGTCGTTGTCCGTCGCCTAGTACATCAGACAGATAACAACCTTTGACAGACATTGCAATTTGTTGGGCTAACTGTGTCTTAATCAACAAATGAGAATTATCGCCATAAACTTCTAATACGTTTCGTCTCATAATCCTATAATCTGTTTGATTTCATCGTCTGATTTATTTGCATAAATCTCGGATGATTGGCGAATAGCATTAATCACATTTGAAACTGCGGAGCTCTCAGAATTTTCCTGCTCGGTCTCACTCGAGAAGTAGTCAATCTCATGTAGAGCTTGCTTAATTGTTTCAGTTGCACTGGCGAGCGATAACGATGTCTGTGTCGCTACTTGTGTAACGATTGACAGCAAGGTCACGTTGCCCTGTGGTTGTTTCGCTTGCACAGCTTGTAACTGTGTAGCGGTGCGTTCGTTTGTATCTCTCGTTGGTTCGAGCAGATTTAGAACGGCTTTTAAAGCGACTATTGCTACATCGCCACGAGCGATTAAATACCGCTCTTTATCCGAGATGGTAGACATACTATACCCTTTTGGTTGAAGTCGTCAAGATTATTTTTTACGGTTTTTTACACCACGATTATAATTAACTGAAGTAATCTGTAAGTTAGAGCGGGAATTTGAGCCACCTTGTGAAAGTGGTCGTTTGTGGTCTACATCTTTACCTTTTAAAGCTGCTTTACCAACTTCCTTCTCCATTGTCTTACGAGCTTTGTTTCGTGCTGCTCTGTTAGCAATCTGCTCAGGTTTAGCATGATACATCGCATACTCACGTTTATAATCACGTTTACGTGCGGTTGCCATTTTAGCCTCCCGGGTGATATGGGCAATCAATAACTGGACACCAGCCACATAAGCCAGATTGTTTCATCGGGAATTTGCGGGATGTCAATGCTTGCACAATCGGAATTGAACGATTAGTCCAACGCTCGATGTACTCGGGCATTTTATCACGGCTGTATGAATCTCTGATAACTTTCTTTTCATCGATAAATACAAGTGCACCTGTAATCTTGTTAATCTTAGGGAAATGAATAAAGGTTAGAATAGACATCAACTCTAGCTGACCAGTGTCGGCAAACTTTGATTTACCTGTTTTATAGTCAATCATTACAGCATGCTCACCTTGGTCTACTAACAAGTCAAACTGTCCACGAATCCATATATTCTTCCCACGGAAGTAACCTACTTTCTTCGCTTGCCAATCCATTGCCATTTTAAACTCGGCATGTTTATCGCCATCTTGTTCAGCGAAAACTTCAACCCAATCTCTAAATGGTTCTGCATAGTCAGGGAGCGGAGTACCGTCTTTGATAAAATTCTCAAACGCTTTGTGAATCATATCACCACGCTTGGCTTCTTCAGACTGCTCATAGGGAAACTTCTTCAACACACGCTCTTGATAAAAGCGTTGCGGGCATTGTTCAAATGCTTTAATTGCCGTAAAGGATAACGGCATTGTAACTTCATTCTGCAACATAATTTGTTCCTATTTTGGTGTCATAATCATACTCCTTTCCACTTCCAATTTCATGAGATATTTTTTATTTGATGTGCTCGTCTATGTCGTTTAGTTCTACAACAAGCTCCGAGCTATTTCTTAAAACATCAGCAAGTTTAATTGCTCTTTCTCTATTACGTTCTGAGAGTGTTGCTAACATAGCGGATGCCATAAGCACGATTTCTTCAAAATAGTCTGAGTCTACTTGCACTTTGTCCAATCCATCATCGGTTGTAACAGAATAAAACGGTGTGTCGCAATCAAATGCAATCGAGCCATTTGAGCCTAGAATGCTAAACATTCCTTACTTTGCGTACGAAAAGCTCATGTCATCTCCTTTACATGGTTTAGTTGGTTCATCTACGTAATCTAGTATCATTATTTACAATCTCCATAGTGAACAGCTGCATCGCCTTCACAGTCCACTGGTAAGCCTTTCGCCCACTCGGGTACTTGTCGCATGCACCACTGCATATATTCTTTCGCTTGTTCTACTTCATCATCTTTTATAACGATGCCCCATTCATCATGGGTGTTGAGAACAATCTTGTATCGTTGGTTAATTAGTAGAGCTTGATACTTCATCACTGCAAATGCAAGAGCTTGGTTACAGTTTTCAAAAATACGAGCTGCATAGGTAAATATCCACTGGATACGACCTTCTTTTAAACCACGATATGCATAATTCATCTTAGTTGAGCCATCAGGGTATTCACGTTCACGCATTGATAAGCAGTGATAATTGAGCCAGTTGCCATCAGGCAATCTAATTCCCGGCATACGAACTCCATGGTTCATACGTGCTCCGTCATAGTAGAATAACTTGCCGTCAGGTCCACCGAAATATCCACTTGCCCCAGCAATCATATTACGCAATGCAACTTCACAGGCGTTCCATGTTGCCACTACTTCATGGTGTGTTTCTCGGTAAACTTTCACGATGTGCTGCGCTTCTTCAAGGGTCATATCAACCCCCATAAGCTTCGCATAGTTCATGAAACCTACTGCACCTGTGCCGTAAATGTTAGACAGTAACGATGCTTTACCTGCTGGGCGTTGAATACTTGCATATGGTTCAACTCCGCTCTTGGCTAACTTCTTAATCTCAACTGGGTCGCCACCATAAATCAAACTTGCTTGCTCTGAGTATGGGTCTCGCCCTTCTAAGAACATTTTAAGCGTTGCATGGTCGCCCGCAATATAACTGCCGGTGCGTAACTCAATCTGTGAGCTATCGAACACAACAACTTGATGTCCGGGCGGTGCACTAATAGAACGTTTTAGAGCGTTTGACTGCCCTTCTTTACGACCACTGCTAAGGTTCTGCACATTTAAGCCACCACTGCCACCGAGCCTATGTGTATGAGCTCCGCTCACGGTGTAAGGCATACCAAACCCACAACCAATCTTTGCAATCGCTCTAAATCGTTCTGCTCGAGATAACTCAATGCTAGAACTCATTGCAAGTTTTGTTCTAAATATATCCCCAATCTCGTCCATGCGGTCACACATCTCAATAACAGCTGGGAATGTTTTAGAGTAGCAAGGTTCAACTCGACCTTTCTTATCACTGTATTTACTTGGAATGATAAAGGCATAGTCAGCATCTTCATCAATCTCATGTTCGAGAATACCACCTAACCCCCGCAAAAACTCAGTGAATTTAGGAACACTTCGGCACACCGAGCGTAATTCTGCTTGGTTGCCATTAAAATATTTGTTTGCTACATCTCTAGCACGTTTTTCATCTCGTTCATGAATACGTTGTATTTCTTCTTCAATAATCGGTAAATCTAAATACAAGCTCGGCTCGATGTAACATTTTAAAATCATATCCCCGTACCGCATTTCATCAGGCGTAATCATTTTCGTGAAATATTTAAAAGCTTCTCGGGCTAAGTGAACATCATTGTTACAATACTCTACATAACCCATCAACAACTCATGCCCACGTTGTATCTCTTTGTGGTCTGTCGTTGCTTTTAACGCTAAATATGGTGTGCCTTGATATGCATTATAAAGGTGCATGCCTAATGCCGACTGCACTTCTTTGCCTTTTGGTGGAACAGGAACGCCATTAGCCTGTAATACTTTTGCAATAGCTCCTAGACTTGCCCCTTCAAATACGTGAGCAGCTGTAACCCGAGCCATCGCCATTGTGTCAGTGTAATATCGTGCTGTATGTCCGAATCTCGCACGAATAATTGTGGCATCGAAAGCGGTGTTCTGTGCATTAAACACAGTGTTACCCCAATCAATACCATCTAAAATTCTTTTAATATTAGGATAACCAATCACATTTTGAATCGGCTCATCGTTGATTGCATAAGACATCATAATTGGTTGAAACCGTCCGTCCATGATGTACTCAATCATTGTCATCTTGCTTAATGAATACTCACGGTCATAGTAGGTCTCAAAGTCCACTGTTAATACGTTCATGCGTGTTCTGCTCCGTTGTATGCAAGAATGTTTTTAATTAGTTGCTCTAGCTCGTCAACATTATCTTCATCAATGACTAGAGCAACTCCGTTGCACTCAATAATCTGCTGAATATTCTGTGCTTGTAGTGCGGTCACACCGTGTCGGGTGTATTTACTTTTTGTCTCAACTGCAAGAAATTTACCGTTGCAACAAGCGATGAAGTCAGGCACACCACTGCGGTTGTATCCGCCTGTTACTGGCATAAACCAATAAACCCCATAGGTATCAAAGATAAATTTTACTTGCTCTTTAACCTTGCCTTCGGGGGTTTTAGCTGTTTTCTTCCGCACTGGTTTCTTTGTTTTAACCTTCGTGCTTTTAACTGGCTGTAACATCTCCATTAACTTCATCATAGGATAACTCCGCTGTTAATTCTGATACTTGTTGTTCAAGTCGTTTAATCTTCTCGAACGATGACTTCTGCATCTGCGCAAGCTCATGTTTAAGGGTTAAGATTGTCTCAATCTTCTCCTGTACCATCTCTTGCAACTCTGCATTTTCTTTTTCTACTCTCGGCAAACGCTTTAATACTTCTGCATGGTAGATATGCATCATGCGTGGGTCTACTTGAACACACTCCATATATCTGTCATTCGGGTCAAAATACTGTGGCAACTCCGCACGTTTTCTCTGTTTGTGCTCGTTGATATAGTCTACATAGCGTTCCTTAAACTTGTCATACTGTTCTTGGGTCACGTTTGCTAGACTTCGCCATATATTGCACCCATAACGCTGACAGTTAATATCAATGCCGAGTTTAACACCGCCAACGCAGTCTCGACTTGCGTAGGAATAACATGCACTTCTAAAACTGGCGTAGGTTGTTATCTCAGGGTCGATATACCTGTTTCTAATCATGTAGTAGTAAATCATGGCGAATGTCCATTCTCGTTTGCTGACCGTAAATGTTTTAGAACGGTCTGAGAATGAACGCTCGCCCACACGTGCTCGTATACTCGGTGCATAAAGCATTTGTTTTAGAGTCTTGCCACGTGCTTTTTTATAGAATGTAGCTTGGGTGTAACCCCAAAAATGCATAACCATTTTCGGAGTCCACCACTTACCATTCACTAACTCTGCATTAGCAGGTACTCTTAACTCTGTGTCTGACATTCTTCAACTAGCCCCAATTCAAAGATAGCGTTCTCTGCTTTGGTGTGTAGCTGTAAAATGTTAGCCATAACCATATCCACAGTGAGAACACGGAGATAACCATATAAATTTGCACCGATACGCTTGTTCGGCAATTCTTCTAAGAAAGTCATGAGTTGTTTAACGTACTCATTTAAACTTTCTTCAGTTAAATTGTCAGGGAGTGTCGGTGCTCCGTCCATGTATTGACTTGCAATATCAATGGATTGTTTTGTTTGTTGTTCCAGTGATGTGGTTAAACTGCTTTTGTATGTATTCAAGAGTGTCGCTGTCAGGGTCAATCTCATTTTTGTCCACCATTACTAATCGTACTTCGTTATAATTAGGGTGAGTTAATACTGTAATCCACGCACCTTTTCGGCTTGCATCTACTGCATAATCCCATCCATTGTGACTACCCATTGTTGAGCCATCCATAATTTCTTCTGCAACTGCTCGGATAGTATTAGAGAAGTCAATCTTATTACCAAACTGGTTGTCGTTTGTATCAACATAGGTTTCAATTTCTCTAATCTCAGGCAAGCGTAAGTTTAACTCGTCTTTCAAGAAGTCTTTAGAGAATTTTATTGTTGCGTTCATCGCACCTAAGATTGCTTTGCCCACTTCAGCATTGACAATCATGTTGTCGTCGAACATGTCATCGTCTAATATCTTATCTAGTGTATGCATAGAATCATTACCGTGTTCTGCAATATCCTTGATGTGTCGTTGAACACCGTCATGGTTTAACAACAGGAAAGACATCGCCTTTCCATAGGAGTCACGTAAACAGTTAGTATACGCAATTAAAATATCTTGCACATCACTTTTTGTGAAAGTTTCTTTACTTGCTAGTGCATCACGGTCAATCATTTTTCGTGGCATAATTAAATCCTTCTACTAATTTATCCCATACATCGGGGTTTTGTTGGTACATTTTACGGTATTTACTGATTGTGATATGGCTACAACCATAAGCCTTAGCCATTTCAATATTGCTGTTATAGCGGAGTGAGTTGTGTTTCAACCATGCAATCACTTCAACTGCCTTAGCAGTGTCTACATCACATGGGAACACATGCTCAGGGTTGATACAACGATAATCCCCGCATGTATTACAATAGCGATACTTCTCGGGGAAATCTCTATCGGGCTCGGCTTTCGTCACCACAAAGCGTTTCACGCTGTTGTAGAGTGCCTTGCCACCCTTGAGCCGAACTTGAATGATAGGACTTCTATGGGCAAATCGCCCTGTCCATATCATGCAACCACGCTCATTCATTTCTACCTTGCTATCGATTGCTGACTGTATTGCCTGTACTGAGTCCACATCGTATAGCTCATCAAATTTTGCCATTGTTCCCCCTTATAGGTGTTGCAATCCGTCAAATGTAGCAATTAATGCTGAGTATGTCTCGCCATCGTCTGCACGTGGTCGCACAATACCTGTGCCGTGATAAATACTGTAGCCTTCAACATAGACGGTTCTATCTTCTTCATCATCATACCAGTCGTCATCATCAATGACCATACAGTTAATCACTTCTAACCCTGTAATCGGGTGTCTGTATACTCTACCGCCATGGTCGAACAGATTAGCCCATGGGTCGATGAATGGTGCAATGAAGTGACCGAGAATGTCGTCATCTTCTTTATAATAAATATTGTTATCGTTCTCTGTGTGACCGTCATTGTAGTAGTCCCGTAAGTTGTAATCGCACTCATCAGGATTTCTTGCATTGTCGCTGAAGTAGTTAGCCTTGATTGCATAAAAAAGTCTGTCTGTCGGTCTGCCGTTGTATAGACAGTTGCGGATTAATGTACACGCCTTCTCGTTACCATAAGACTTGCCATACATCAGCTTAGGTGTGCTGTGGTTGCTGTAAGATACAACCGCACGTGCGATGAATGGGTACTTGGTTGCATCGTCAATCTCGTCGGGGCTGTATGTAGATACTAAGCCTAGACGGAAGTCAGGTGCATAGTCATACCCTTGTAGTGGGTGGATATACTTACCATTAATCTGACTACCATAATACTCAGGTCTATAAGCCATGCATGAGTGCAAATTCTGTGTGTCACTTAGAGCTTTATAATGCTCATAGTAGTTATTGTCAGTGAAGTACATCCACAGACTACCAGTGTTTGCCTTAATTTCATTTGCCATTAATTTAACACGGTACTGCACCCATGCTTCTTTAAAACACTCATGATTAAAATCAAAACACTCTGCTAACTCTTTGTTATTTTTAATTAGATTTATTGTTGTCTCAATAATTAATGCAAGGGCTTTTGTATGTTTAATCGCACGTGGAATCTCAATCATTTCATTGATAACTTCGTTGTTGGCTATTCCATTTTTTACTTTGTGGACTGTAATACGAAACGCACCTTTTGTAGTGGTATCAGTAAATGATGCATCTACACAGTTAAAACATCGTGGTAAGAGTACATCTGATGCACTGTCTAATATAGCTGAAACCGCATCAATCATTGCTTCACGCACAATATTTATAATTGCATTTGTATTACAATTACTGCCTAGTTGTAAAGGCTCGCTCACCATTTTATAAAAAGCACGTTGCTTTTCTGTTACATCTTCTGATGTTGAAAGGTCACGTGCTCGGCTCATTGAAGCATTAATCTCTTCTAACATCTCTTTTACACTAGACATTTTCAACTCCTTCATCTTCAAAAGTGAAACCATAAGCCACGCAAATATCTAAGAATGATGACCCATAATATCCATAACATGCTGTATCTAAGTCGTAATAACATTCAATGCCACCATGTAAGATACAGTGTCGCATGAAGTCTGTATCTACTGCGAACAAGTCCGCTAATAAATCAGGTACAGGCTCGGTCAGTTGTGGGTTATCAGGTTTAGTGTATGTACTAGACTTAGAAGAATAACCGTAGCCATAAGAATAGCCACTACCATATCCATAACCGTAGTCGTATCCCTTGCCATAATAACTGGGCAAGTTAAAGTCACCCGCTTTGCGTTCTGCTTTCGCTTTACTCCAATCAACCTTGCGTAATGCATCGGCTAACTGGTCTAAATAAGGCAATAATACTTGCTCGTCTGCTGAGTGTGCATTAATGTAGCCACTGGCAATGTTTACATTCTCAGGGATAACTTCTGCGAATGTTGCCACATCAGTGTAAGAGCCACGATTAGATAACTCATGCCCCATGCCTAATTCATCAACAAGCCACTGTGCAAACGCTTTACTTGCACACTCACCCACTGACTGTTCATACACCATATCTTTAGTGCCACGACGGTCAATTTCTACCGCAAAGTCATACTGTTTTAAGAATGGCTCTGCATGTTGTAATACTGCTTCTGCACCTACACCGCTCACTTCTTCGCCTGTGGTAAAGCAATATCCACCGAGCACACCGCTTGCCATTAAGTTAAGCATCACGGCTAAACCTGCTCCGTCATCTGCACCTAAGCATGCCACATCGCTGTTTAATACATTATTTTCATCGATAAATGCCACACCGTCACGCACTGATACATGTTTGCGTGTTAGTTGAACTTTGTCTGAGTGTGTCGGTGCTCCGTGTCCGTAGCGTGTTTCTGCAAAGCCTGTGTCACGGTCTACTGTGTCATAGTGTGCCACATATAATGTCTTGCCGAAGTCATTATCTTTAGACACATCAAACATAAAGTTGTGATAACCGTGTCCGTTGCTGTCGCTGTTAATCACTTTCGTTGCCACTGTATAGCCTGCTTTCTCGAGCTGTGCCACAATTTCTTGCAACTTAGGAATCAACCATTCTTTAGCAAACAGTGCGATACCTTGACTGCGATACTGTCTGCGATAGCCCATAATCTGACTGGCTAACACTGACGGTGCGTTGCGGTCAGCTGGGAATACCCACCCTTTAACACCTTCTAACTTTTGTGGCTCATGCTTTTTATAAGTTTTGTAGTAAGTTGTTCCTGTTCCTGTGCTTGGAACGGTTGTGCTTGGCGTTGTCATAACAGAACTTGTAACTTTTTGCGTAGTCGCTGAAGTTTGAGCTTGCGTTGTATTTCCGTTAGTTGTTTTAGTTGTTCCATATACATTGTCCAATTCTTGTTGCACTTCAGGTTTTAAGTTAGTCATTTAAATTTACTCCTAGTGATTCTGCACGTTGTTTAAGTTGTTTAATCTCATCATTCTTGCGTTGAGTGATGATGTTTATATATTCAATTCTTGAATTAATCTTGCTGTTAATTGCATCTTTAATTGCTCGAGCGTTAAGGTTATCATCTGAGAGCCCAAACTCGAGAGATACGTAACCGCCAAGTCTTTGGGAGTATCGCCCTGTGCCCTGCCCTACACCGTTCTCAGTGATGATGCAATGGTCATACCAATCTTCTTCTTCAGATACCCATGTCCGCTGACTTAATTTGAGCACCTGTCCTTTTTTAAGGTTGTATGGCAAGTCGTTTGTGTTAATATCTTCACTTGCCCAATTAATCACAGTTGCCACATAAAATTCACGTCCAATCTCATCATAGAAAGGCGTGTCATCTACCGTGAAGTGTCTGCGACCACCGTCGATGAACGGTACAATGTATCTCGGTGTTCTGTGTCCGTCTCTTACATTGGCTGATGATGAACGATAAGCACGGAATTTAAGCCCGCCAGCGTGTTTTGTTCGTAGTGTTCGTGCCACATAATGACCCGCATTTTCCTTCCCATAATAGCGTGAATAACACCATTCACCGTCAATCTGATAAATAATCACTCGACCGTCAAAGGCATATTCTTCTTCATCTGCAATTCTGCTCGGTGGTACTGTGCTGACTAACCCTAGATAAAAATCACCGCCCGAATATCCTTCAACATTTGCGGTAAACACGGCTGACTTAAGATTGTTGTCATCAATCTTTTGGAACTCGTCCTTAACATCATGCTTAACAACATAGCCCGCTTGTTCTGCTAGTGTTGGATTACATGTCGTCAAGTGCGTGAAGTCGCCAAAGTGCTCCGCCCCGTGAGTCATGCATGATGATAGGTCGGCTTTTTCTTCTAATCTCGCATAATGCTCCGCCACATACTTCTGCGTTTTATACAGATATACACGGTCTGCCGTGCCCGAGATTGCATTGAGTGCATCTTTTAAATGTCTTTCTTGCAACTCATGCCCATTAATGAACGCAATCATTCTCAAGAAGTTAGGCATGGTCATTACATTGTTCTTATTAATCTTGAACACTTTACGGCAATACTTCTCTACATCTACCGCCAGTGCATCGAATCGGGTGTGGTTTACACCATTCCATTTCTCAATAACCTTTAACACTTTTTTAATCTGACCGTGGCTTATTTCCATAAGTGGATGCTCAATAACAGGCGGTCTTAAGTTGTCGATTGTTACCGTCTTTCTTGTTGCACTGACTTCTTTAATGAATGAATCACCGTACCATGTGGAAAGTCTACCAATTTTCGCTCGCCATTCTTCATTGTTGAAAACGTTAGTCCATGTTACACGGACGTCTGAAAGGTTAAACTCGCCCGCTGACAACTCTTTAACCAACTCAACACTGGCATTTAATTCTTTATCTGACTTTAATTGTCTATCTAATTGCATGATTAATTTCCTTAATGAAGTTAGGGTGCATAATGGAGCACACAAAGACGGTCGGAAACACTACTAACACTCACCGTCAATGCATACTCTACTATGCACCCTAGTTAAACTATTTTCTTATCTGTTGTAATAATTGTAGACTTCTAACCCGTCCAACTCGTAATACCCACGGTCATTACTCCAACGTGCGAACTGACTTTCTACCCAATCATTTAAATCTTCCACAAAGATTAATTCATCTTCATCTTCTCGATATTCATTCCCTGTAATTACACAGGTGTGGTATTGAACTGGCTTGAAGAAATACACTACCGCATCATGCGGTTCTACACGCCAATAACCATCTACTTCATCATCTTCATCTTCATAGCGGTCATATATCTCATAAACCGTTGCCTCAACCCCATGTGGTGTACAATCTTCATTGACTACACGCAGTTTATTTAACGCATTTAAATAGGTGTCGTTTGCATCTTCTCCGCCGTCCACGTATGGTGCAATTTTTTTACCGTCCACGTTGTAGCCGTAAAGTTTAATGCCCCATGGTGTATCTGATGTAATATAATCTCCAAACATATCGTGCCAATCTTGCTCGCTTGAGCCATACCAGCGGGCACATGCTTCACCGTCAGAAAATCCACGTGCGATGAATGGAATCTTGTCATGAGTTTGACCTAACACTTTCTCAGGCGGTAGTGTACTCACGCACATCATACAGTTAGGGTCGGTGTCCAATCCTTCATAGGCACGGAATGGATGCACCCACACTTTCTGACCGTCTTTGTTCGTTGCAAAGTAGTTAAATTTTCTCACCGCCCAATCAAGTTTACCGTCCGTCATGCATGAACTTGTATTTGTTCTTTCTGCAATCAGGCAAGCCACTTCAGGCATGCAGTTTTTAACCGCATACAAGTAGTAAGTTGTTTCTTTTAGCTTTTCTAACCACTCTTTGAGATACTTCTCAGGCATGCCATAAGGTTTAAGTAGTGCATGGTATATCCATTTTACTAAACCTTCTTTTGTCATTGTGCCGTCTGACTTGCACCCATAACGTTTAGGCATTACACCGTTTAGATACTCGTCCGCATATGCTTTTGTGCGTACATGGTCGAACACTTTAATTTGTGAGTTATACATGCCCACTTCTACAAGAATACGCTCACTTAATTCTCTGTCGTCTTGTAGAAATATGCGGATTTTCTCGTCCGAATACATATCCACAAATCTTAGCGGGCTCTGTGTTGTTGTATTATATCGGGCTTGCCCAATCTGCTCTAGAATGTTGCGGAGCGTGTAACCTTCTGCCACACCTTCACCTACAAATTCTGCACGTACTTCTGTGCCTAATAATTCATGGTCGATACGCTCAACATGTTCATAGACTTTTCTTGATAATGTTAAATAGTTTTTCATGGTAGTGTTTCCTTTTGTTGTTAATTAATAAAGGTGCACCCTAACTGCAATTAAGGTGCACGATTATTGACTAACGATTAATCGTTGTCGTTGTCGTCAAGGCAACTAAAGAATTTAGTTTTACCGTAGACTACTGACCCGATTTGTTGTCCGTTGTCGTCAATATGTTTAACAACGACTGCACCAAAGTCAGTGTTCGTGAGCGTTACAAACCCACCACTGCCCGCAGTAGTTGGGCGTGAGAATGTTTGCATTGTGCCCGCACTAAATGCTTTTTGTACATCACGCAATAGTGCATCGTTCTTGCCTAGTGTGGCTAATAAGCCCGCACGGATTTCATTATCTTTGCCCGTACCTAGTTTGATATGGGCTGTTGCATCGATATTAATCTTTGCCATTGGTTGTTACTCCATTTTACTAATTAATAAAATGCCCGCACTGTGAAGGTGTCGGGCGGTTGTATTCTGACTGCACCTATAAAGGCACAATCAAAAATTCTTTTCTACATTTCTCAAACATATCTTTGACCGCACGTCTTAATGCATCATAATATGTAAAGCCACAATCACTCCACGCACTCTCCGTGCACTTGAGCACATAAGACTGCTCGAACCATGACCCGATTGTATAACGCTTGTTTGCAATTACACGTAAGTGGCTAGGATACTGTGGGTCGCTCCCTGTTATTTCTTTATGGGTAAATGTAATTCCACATTTATCTAGCACTTCAGCCTTTCCAATAGCTGTGCCGATTGGTGCACCTTGTTTTGTAAGAATTGCATATTTCATGATTGTTCTCCTAGTAGTCAGGTGTAATTAAGGCGTAGATAAACATTGCAACCGTGCATGATGCAATCGCTATGATTAGAGCGGAATAGAACATGCTCTTAATCACTTCCGCTAGGTTATATTTCCAGCGGTCTTTGTTCATGATAACAGCTGGCTTTTTAAAGTATTTTAAAATATTCATTCTAATTTCCTTTTATTGAGTGTTAGTGTTTAATCATAGGCTTTCCATATCTCATAACTACAGAAAGCCCATTGTTAAAAACTAGCCTTTAAAAACTCGCTGTACTGGTAGACGGATTAATTCCTTGTAATTGGTTTTGTCTTAGTCTACTCGTTTAGTGTGCACGATAGGGTTACGTTGTAGTACAGATTGCTGGTTTAATCCAGTTGCTATAGTGCACAAGTGGACGGTATACCACTGTTCAGGTAGTGTATATGCTAGAATACTTGAGCTGTCGCCTTCTTCATCATTGCAAATTCTTTCCCTTTACTTCTTACTAACTATGCTTTATTTGTTCTTGCTTACCGCTTACTTTAGCCAACGCCTTCAACGTTCGCAAGATACAATAAGGGCATAGTGTTCAACCGTTTTTTACCATATTGTTAAAGAGCTAGAAGGGTGGGCATTGTTGCCGTTCCTTATTTACCGCTTATTCTAATCTTTTCTTTCTAGCTTGTCAATATCTTTTTTAAAATATTTTTAACTTTTTATTGTTTGCTTACTTATTAACCACTTTCATTTTTTGGGTATAAGTGCAACAAAAGCCAGTTAAAGCTAGGGCAAAGATTATATTTTTAAAGAGCGGTAGGGAATGTTCCCTTTAATTGCCTTCAATTATACGCTTTTGTTTTTCTTTGTCAATATCTTTTTTAAATTATTTTTAAAATTTTTATTGTTTGCTTATTTCTTGAACAGTTGCAAACGATAGGTAAAATTCTAATCAGAATCTAAAGCCAACATTGGCAAAGATAATAAAGGCGTATTGTTAAAGAGCAGTCAGGGCTATTCCCTGTAAGTGATGCCTATTATAAGCCTTTTTGAGTTATAGTCAATAGGTTTTTTAAAAATATTTTAATTATTTTTGTTTAATCGCTTATTTTTTGAGCAAATAGGCATGTTTTCGTGTGATGATAGGATATTGCGAACGCGTGAGCCAGTGCAAGCGTGAGCC